ACATCCGGATGATCCTTCACATACTGGATTTCTTCCAGAAGCATCTGCCAGCTTGTAGGTTTGGGTAATCTTGCCACATCCATAGAATTTGTGCTGCCTTCTGTATCGATAAACACCGGATCAGGAAACTGGCTGGCAAATGTTGACTTTCCAATGCCTTCTGGACCGTAAATCACCACTTTCTTTGCACACGGAATAATTCCTTTTGTAATCTTCATTTAAAATGTACCTGCCTTCCATTCTTTCTTTTCAGGTTCTTCCGGTGTCTTCTGTCCAACCACATATCCGTCTTCGATAATGATCGAACACTCATCACCGGTACTTACTCTTGTTGCGATTGCCTGAAGACCTTCTGCTTCCAGCCATTCACCAAACTCCTGTAAAGACTTCATATCCATCTGTTCCAGCTTGTCCAGAAGCACAAAGCCGCAGTTTGGATTCAGCTTTCTGACGATTGCCGTAGATACTTTTAACCGGTCAGAACCAGACATGTTGTCCCATTTCTGACCTTTGTAGATCAGTTCACCTTCCCTGACCGACAATTCCGGCAGTGGAAGTTCTGCTGCATTTAACAACTCTGCTTTTTTGTCTCTTACATCTTCAAGATCTTTGGTCAGTGAATTGTACTGATCGCGATATGTTTTTGCATCATCTTCTGCTTTTTCTTTATCCAGATTTGCTCTGACTTTCCGATTGATTTCTTCAATGTTGGAAATATTCTGTTCAAGCTCTTCTGTAGATTCATCATGCAGGTCCAGAGCAGACTTTCTGGCAATTTCCAGATCACTTTCCACCTTTTTCTGTTCAGCCAGCAACTTCGCCATCTGATCATTGATATGCTGGTATCTCTGCTCCAACTGGTGTAGCTGTTCACGCTTTTTCTGATTCTCTCCGTTTCTTGCAAGAATCTCCTGCTGCTGGTGAATCAGTTCTGATGCAGATATCAAATCTTTGGGAGCATCTGTATAATACGGCTGTTCTTTTGCGAATTTCTCTTTCTGATCAGCCGTGCGACCAATGTATAAACGTTCCTGATAAAGCTCTTTTTCCTGCTGTTCAAGCTGGGTGAGCTGAGATCCGACACCAATGATCTGTAAAAGGATCTTTGCTTTCTCTGCCCCAGAGGCTTCCATAAACTTAGGAAGATCTAAGGCAAGCTGTTCTACAAATTCATTCAGGAGCTGCTGTCCAGCTTTCTTGCCATTGGGATCTGTAACTTTCAGTGCGCTGTTCTTTCCTTTACGCTCCACCACAAGACCATTATTCATTACAATATGTAACGTCGGCGGAATCACAGAGCCCTCCCTTGTTGCCTGTGATGGCTTGTAGCGTTCCCCGCCAAGCGCCCATGCAATGGAATCCAAAACAGAAGTCTTTCCCTGATTATTATTTCCGCCGATCACTGTAAGCCCATTTGCTTTAGGTTCTACTTTTACAGCTTTGATACGTTTGACATTTTCAATTTCAAGCTTGTTAATTTTCATACTCATACTTGTATTTTCTCCTTTTTCCCTTTACAATAAGGGTGATAAACTATTATTATCTTTTGGGTCCTCCAGAGTTGCAGCTCTGAGGATCCTTTTTCATTCTGCATTCCATATATGCCACCGTCTGAAGACGTATATCGCCCCGCTCAGTGCGATTGATCCGGCGATCTGGTCAGCTCTGCTGTCCCATATCCAGAACGGCAGGAAACTCGCAAAGCTTCCAATCAGGGCAGAATCGATTATATCTCTCATGCTTGTCCCTCCCCGCCGCCCTTATCCGGCAGCCCTCTTCTCATAGTTCATTGCCTGCAACGCGTTTTCCACACGCTCACGGATAATTTCGGATGCTTTTGCACCTGAAACTTCCTCTTTTACACCATTAACCTGTATTCTGGTGATAAACTCTATCTTTCCCACATTCTCACCTCCCTGTGATATGGTATGAAATGTACTTGTCTGTGGTTCCTATGTCGAAATTTGTCGAGTTTCTTCGAAGCATTGACTTTGTTTCCATTGTCCCCTATTCTGTAATTACAGGCACTGCCATGCCTGATCATTTACTCTAGGAGGTCCTATCTATGGGAAACAAGCGAAAAAACAATCCTTTTTTAAGCCCAGAACTACAAAATTTGCAAGATACTATAAATCGAATTTCACACATGTATTCTGGTCATCTGCAAGATATTTTTTCTTCAAATTCTATTAATGCTCAGTTCCATCAACTTCAAGCGGATTTTCTCTTACCCTATGCCCGAATTATTGATGCATATACTCCCACCATGGTTGCGTCATTGACTGAATCACTCTCCAAAATGTCTGAAATCATGACTGCCACTATTCAGAAAAATATAACTACTGGTGTATACAACAATTTGAATGAATCTTTAAAACATTCATTGTCTCGTCTGGAACTTCAAAAACAATTTTTTAATGTATCTCCTGAATTACATTTCCATTCAAATTTATCCGATTTCCCTGAAAATCTCGGAGGTTTACCAGAAGACGACTTTGTAATAGTTGATGAAACTGCTGTTAAAACCTATGAGTTGCCCGATTCTGTATATATTCCTATTGGGAATAGCAGAATAAAAATGCCTACCTCTCTTTTGCTGTCACTCATTGGAATGATTATCAGCACGGTTCTTACAATTTCCATTGCAATTGCTCAATCTGCTTCATCAAAAGAATATCAAAACAATTTGATACGAATAGAAGAAGCTCAGCTTGAACTACAACATGCTCAAAATGAAATGTTACAACAGTTACTTCACGATATAGATACATCTTCTTCCAGCGAAGCCGAAACGATCAAAGAATTGAAAGAAACTGTCGAAGAGCTGAATAAACAGTATTCACAGACTCAAGACACATGCTCACCTGTTGAAGCAGGTAATGATAATCCCGAATCGACCGAAGACACTGACATCCAAAAATAATGGTAAACACAATCGTTGATATCTGCGTAAGCATTAAGCTGTTTTTTAAGCTTTTTACCTGCTTACGCAGGTTTTCAATTTCTTCTTTTAAATCATCCATCTCAGCTCGCCTCCTTCTGGTCGGACTCGGTCGCAAATAAGTAGTCCAATGTCAATTTACTTCCAGTGATAATTTCATCTGCTCATATTCTGGAACTTTTACAAAATCCTCTGGAAGTGAAATACCAAACTGTTCACATTCTCTTTTGAATGCTTCCGCAATCTTATATGGTGCTGAACCCTGTTTTGTCATGATTCGATCTGTGACTCTGCCAAGTTCTGCAACGCTGGATGCAATGATTGGATTCAATGGACACGGAAGTTTACCATCTTCCATTTCATGGAACCGGTTTATGTATCTTGCAGTAAATTCTGTTCCTTTCTGTCCAGTCAGCTTATGAGCTATGAACTCACAACCTTTCTTTGTGACCTGAAAACATGGAAGAACCTTATTCTGCTCTGTTGTGTATGTTGCTTCCTTAAAGAAATCGGTGAATCCAATTTTGGCTTCTCCTAACTGCGCCACATAATTCCTGATGTCTCTCAGTAACTTGCTATGTTCTTTTCCTACCATTTCTGCTACTTCCATTGAAGTAATAGTGTTTCGTGTTAAATTACTCATTTTGATCTCCTCTACAGTCTCATTTATGCGACAAATTGACTAAAAAAAATATCATTTACTTCTTCTTTAGAAAGCTTCAATTCTTTTGATATCAAATCAGCTTCCTTAATGGTTATGGTTTGCCCATTTGCATTGATTTTTCTATATAATGTTGCCTTATCAATGCCTATTAATTCAGCAAGTTCCGAAATATTCATGCCGCATTCTACTATTTTTCCTTTTAGTTTATTCGTATTAACCACATTCTTCTCCTTTCTATTTTTCTCATATCTGCGACTACATTTACAATACCATTGCTGTTTAACTTTGTCAACACTATTTTCTCATATTTGAGATTTTTTTTTGTATTTTCATTTTTAATTGTTGCAAATTTGCGAATAATATGCTATTGTATCCATACAGGAGGTATTTGATTATGAATACTGGTGATAGAATAAAGCAAAGAAGACTCGAGCTTGGTTTAACCGCTGATGACCTAGCGCAAAAAATAGGCAAATCTCGAGCAACTATTTACAGATACGAAAATGGTGATATTGAAAATATGCCAACTCCTATATTAGAGCCATTAGCCAAGGCGCTCGACACAACACCAGCCGATTTGATGGGTTGGACTTCCACTATAAAATTAATTTCTAATGAAATGAAACGAGTTTCTGATCAAACAAATCTTTATATACAATTATTTGAATCATATGGTTATAAGATAACTTTAAAAGCAGATACAGTAGATGTACAAACGAAAGCAGGGAAATCTTATACCTTTGATCGTAAAGATTTTATGAGTATGATTCAGCGTTGCTATAAAGATATAACCTATAATATGGAACGGTTAATTGATGAATATGATAATGGTTCTGCTGATAACGAATTTGATACTATCGCAGCTCATCACAATGGTGACAAATATACAGAAGATGAGCTGGAAGAAATTCGCAAATTTAAAGAATCAGTAAAAAATAAAAGAAAATAAATGTGAAGGGAGTTTTTACTATGATGTATCCTTTTATGACACTCAATGATGATACCGAGATTACTCATTCTGAAATGAAACCAGACGGAAAAGTAAAGGTCTATATTGAAACTCCAGATGAAAAATATTGTTTTAAACATGCTACTTGTTGGCTTCCTGCTTATGAATGGGAAGACATCTTCCAGTATTCTGATGAGGAAATAGCCCGATTTGATGAGATCATTCATTCTATGGCACATCTGATTATAGAATTTTCGCAGGAAGGAGGCTTCAACAATGCCTCAAATTTTTAGGTTTGGCGAATATTGGATTTATTTTTGGACAAACGAAAATGAACCACTTGAACCGGTTCATATACATGTTGCCAAAGGTGCACCTACTGCAAATGCAACTAAAATATGGATAACCAGCACAGGGCATTGTTTGCTTTGCAATAATAATTCACGCATTCCTAATCATACACTTCGAAATATAATGCGTATGATCGAGGCGCGGCACGATGATGTAATCCGTGCATGGCTTAAATATTTTGGTGAAATACGTTACTTTTGTTAAATTATGGTTGTACAGATTTTCGTACTTCCGAAATGATATACTTGAGCGGGAGGTGTTTTCATGAATTACGAAGAATTACAGATTCAAGCCTGCAAAGACGGTATAGAAATTATCGAATATCCTTTTAAGAGTAGCAATATCAAAGGATTATATTGCAATGGTACTGTTGCTCTCAACGAAGATATGACTCAAGTAGAAAAATCCTGTGTACTTGCAGAGGAAATCGGTCATCACTGCACCAGCTCCGGAGACATTCTGGATCAGACCGACATTATGAACCGCAAACAGGAATATCGTGCACGGTTCTATGGATATAACCTCAAGATTGGATTAACCGGTCTGATCAGAGCGTATGAAGCAGGTTGCAGAAACTTTTTCGAAATGGCTGAGTTTCTGGATGCTACAGAAGAATATCTGAAAGAAGCTATACAGTGTTATAAATCCAAATATGGAATATGCGCTGTTGTTGACAACTATATAATTTACTTTGAACCATTTGCAGTGATTAAATTGATTGCTGTTGAATGATAAATATGAAAGAAGGTGATGAAATATTGGACATTAACCAGTACATTGAAGAACGACTTAATAATCAAATTCAGTGGTATAGCCAAAAATCTCAGCATGCTCAAAAAATGTACAAAATTTTTCAAGTCACTGAAATAATTATTGCTGCTGCTATTCCACTATTGTCCGGCTATGCTACAGATTGTATTACTATTGCAATCATCGTTGGAATTTTGGGTGCCATTATTGCTATAATTGAAACCATTTCCAAATTATTCAAATGGCATGAAAACTGGATTGAATATCGTACAACATGTGAATTATTGAAATATCATAAATATTTGTATCTAACCCAATCCAGCCCTTATAACCCAACCGAAGAAACTATTGATAATCTTTTTGTCAAAAATATCGAAGATATTATTTCTTCTGAGAATAACCAATGGAAGATAAACGCATCAATTGAAGCAACAAATAACAATACATCTACTTAACACGTTCATATGTTTTTTCAAACACATCTGGTTTACATGGATATTGCTCTCCTCTTATACCAGTAATAATCCAGTCTCCAGGTGCTGCACGTAAGGGTCCTTCCAACGTTTGAATAATGAGTTCCTTATCAGTTTGATATGCTTCTATTACTATTGGTTTTTTTCTAAATTTCATACTATCACCTCATGAAAAGAAAGGAGTTTTTTATGCCTAATTTATACGATTATCGAATTTTTATCAGTCACGCATGGAAATACGGATCTGCTTATGACAGTTTAGTTACTCTGCTAAATAATGCACCGTATTTTTCTTATTATAACTATTCCGCTCCAAAAGAAAAACCGCTTTTCCCATATGGCACAC